TCTGCGGCATTTCGCCCGCAATGCCGCTCTGGATGCTCTCCGCCACGCCGCTGCTCTGGCCGAACATCAAAAACATCTGGCCCAGGTAAACGGAGCTGTCGTACAGGTAGGCGGCATCATACTTGCCGCTGATGCGGCACACCCCCTGCACCATGTATTGCAGCAGCGGCACCATAAACCACAGGTTCCACACAATGGCGGCCCCGGCGGCTTTGCACAGAGCGGGCAGCACCGGGCGGGTGAAGGTTTTTTTGAAATACAGCAGGCAGAAGGCGGCGGTAAAGAACACCGCAAGTTCGGTTGTCAGCAGATGGCTCTGCAGCAGGCCGGTAAAGCCCAGGGCAAAGGGCAGCCAGCACCAGGGCTCGGCCTTTTTGCCATCGGCAGGGGATTGGCGATAAATCCGCCACAGCCCGTACACGACCAGCGGCAGGAACGCCATGGCGGTATATTCGCCCACTGCGGCGCGCACAAACACGTTGGTCAGCCGGTAGAACGAAAGGGTGTACAACGCGGTGCCAAGCAGCGCGGCACAATCGCTGCGGAACATTTTGCGCAGGGCATAAAACGTAATGCCCACGGTGGCCGCTGTGATGGATGCAACGTAAACTTTGTAGCTGGTTTGCAGGCTGAAACCCAGGATGCGCAGCACCGCAGCCGGGTACAGGAACACATCGGAGTACATCAGGCTGAACGGATAGCCTTTTTCGTTGATGATGGCCGGGTCCATGCGCACGGGGAACTGCCCGGCCAGCAGCCCGGCTTTCAGCCCCTCAATGCGGGAAAGGTGGATGGAAAGATCGTGCCCGTACGTCAGGTAGCCGAGCCCCAGCGGCAGGCAGGCAAATACGCCGATGCCCACCAGCGCCATGGCGATATACCGCCCGCGCAGGGTATGGATGGGAAATTTGACCCGGCGGGTCAGCAACAGGATCACCCAGTCCAGTACGGCGCAGAACACAAGCCCCGTCAGCAGCCGCACATACGCCCACGCGTGGGTGGGTACGATCTGTGCGCCGGTAATGTAGATGACCTGTTTTTTGCCACAGTCCGCGGTAAACTGCAGCTGTGCGGTTTCGCAGCCGTAGGGCATCCACAGGCTGAACACCGTGCGGGTGCGCTCAGCGGGCAGCTTGGCGGCATCGTACTGCGCGGTGGGCATGATCTCATCCAGAAAGCTGACCTCGCCGTCCTCGCCGTCATTCACATAGTTGATGCAAACCTGGTAGCTGCCGCGCGGCAGGTCGATCCAGCGGGTGGTGGCAAACAGGCCGGTAAAGTTTTCCACGCGGGCGCCGCGGTCATCATTGGTACATTCCTCCGCGTAGGGAATGATCAGGTCCGGCGTAATATCAATCACGCCGCCTGTGCGGAAATCCCCCACAAAACGCAGCGCCAACACCATAAATTCCACCAGAACCAGCAGCAGGACCAACCCGTTCTGGCGGCTGAAAATTTTTTTGAGCTTTTGCAAACAAGCACGCTCCCTTCTCAACATGATCTTAAGGCAACACCACACAATTCCCGCCTGACGGCTTAAGCACCGCTCCGGCGGCTGCGGCACGGCATCTGCGTTGCCAAAATGCTCGATAATGTCGGGTTGCGGTACCCGCA